GCCGAGCCTCGCCTCTAGCGCCCGGATGATTTTCAACGCCTCATCCAGACTCGCCGGATCATATTTGCTCTCCGGCTTGTCCTTAGTTTTCGCGTCGTCCTCGCCCTTGTCGTCGCCCTGCTGATCGTCGAACCATACCCGGCGTTTCCGCAGATCAATCGCTGATTCCGCGCCCGTCCACCGTATGGCTCGTAAAACAAATTTATTGAGTAGCATCCCGCTCACTCCCGGACCTCACGCCCGTAATAGCTAATTAAAATTCGTGCGCCCCGGCAGTCAGCGTCCCGACCCTCCGGCGACAACACTCATGTCACCCCCGATTGTCACATTCCTACCGGCGCCATAACGCGCCTTAACCGATCCCATCGAATCGAATACCCCCTAAAAATTGGGGGGTAGCAATCGTGACCAAATGCTTGACAATATACGCAATCGCGTATATAATTTAAGCATAGATAGAGATAAGGAAATAGCAATGGACGCGAAACAAGAATTTACGACAAGCGCAAAAAGCATCGGATCAAAAATTAAATCCTTGCTGAAATTAAAAGGAATAGATGCGTCGGCGGCAAATGAGATCGCTCTCTGTGTGGTGTTCCCCAATCGCGGACGGGTTGCGGATTACGAGATTGAAAAAGACCTGCGTATCACGATCCAACATCTGCCCTACAATTTGGCGCTCGAGATTTTAGACCGTCAGGATCGCAAGATGCGGAACGGCGATAATCTCTATAATTTCAGCGAAAAGCAGATGAACGTCATTAGTCAATTCGACAATGAATTAGCTCGTGTAATCCGGATCGAAAAATTGTTCGCTCCCAAATCCGAAAATCTGGCGACACGCTGGACACGTAAAGCCGGGCGCGCACAATTCAAAATGTTTTAATTCTTAAGTCAATGTCCGCCCTCAATTTCGAGGGCGGCGTATAAGAAGGATACAATAATGGACGCGATACGCATTTCTATCAATGATATCCCCATAGTGCGCGAAAATCACGCAGAGTGGGGGAGCGGCGGGATTAAAATTTCACCGGTAGGTGTAGGGACTGTGACCAGCCAAATTTCAGATGATCGCTGGCTCACTCTATCCGTTGAAAGCATCCCGGCGTCGTGGCTCCACAGCAGAGGGATAGCGACAGCGCCCTATCGCTACGACATATTTTACAGGCTATATGAGCCGTTACTGTCGGATTTTGACCCCGACGGGAACGAACATGACATGGAGTGGATTCCTTCCAATCCGAAAGCCATTCTGGACAGAATTCAATGTGACGGCATGGTTAAAATTTCATTGCCGGACGCTGGCGGCGAAGGCGGGGATTTCTGGGTTTACGAGGCGGAAGCTCCGATTACGACGCGCCAATTGGCAGAGAATTTCATCGCCAAATACGGCGGCAAATTGGCGACAGTGAAACGCTATATACAATCTGATATAGCGGCGGGTCGTCTCACAGCGACGCGGCTCGGCAATCAATATGTCATCTCGGCGTCGGCGGCTAGTGAGTGGATGTCGAATCCGTCGCGTGGAAGCCGGGCAAAATCTTAGGTCATCAAGTACCTACCCCCCGCCAACCGCCGCCGCTACGAACGCCATAAAGACGCTTAACCCATCCCCAACACTCCAACATAAATCCCCGCCTACGACGGGGATTTATTAATATTCCACAAATATTATTCGACGAGCCAGCTGTCCGCCTCAACGCTCCCTCAACCATCGCCCCTATGCGCCAACGCCCCGCTCAGACTCGCCTCCTGCAACATCGGACCGAACACCGGATCATCATGCCGGTGGATGAAATCCCGCAGATTCACACGCCCGCTCCGCAACGCCTCCAGCTTGCCCGGACTCGCCGCCAACGACGCCTGTTGCGCCTGCCGCTCCGGCGACAGCGAATTAAACCACGCCTCACCCGTCATAATCGTCCGCGGGCGACCAATCACAATCATAGCCGATGAACATCTACCCGACCAATGATCATCCACCCGCGGCACCGGCGTACCCCCATCGCGCTCACTATCCCAGATCACGTCGCCGCTCTGCGCCACACAACTCATGCACGTCCGCATATCCAACGCCGCCACCCGCACAATCTGACTCGCAATATCCACATTCGCCTGCTGGTGGATCGCCGTCGCGTCCCGGTAGCTCGTCATCTGCACCGTCCGCAGGAGATTATTCGCAACGTGCGCCGGGAGATTATGAGTAATCCGCCTGATCTCGCCCGCCGCCCGCAACGGATTCCATCCCCGCACAATCCCCATAATCGCCTGATTCCGCACCACCCCGATCACATCATCCCCGTAGCGCGCAATCAAATTGCCCCACGCCTCGCTCTCAACGTACTGCACCAACCGCGCAACCGCCTCCGGGTCCGGCGTATTCCACTGCACGCCAATCCGCGCCAACTGCGTATCCGTCATCCCCGGCAGAGCCAACTGCCGCTGAATCCGCCCCGCCGCATCAATCGCCGTCCGTGTTGCCCGCCGCGCCGCCGGAGTCAGCAACGCCGCATCCCCCCGCAACGTATCGTCCAGATCAGCCACCAACGCCCGCAGAACAGCGTTATCCGGCTGAAGACGTTCGCCCGCCTCCGCCAGCCGCTCCGCTTCCGCCCGCAATTCGTTTAATCGTCGTTCAATGAGTCCCGTACTCGTGGATGACCCAACCGCCTGCAAAACAGAACCGGTTGCCTGATCATACCCTCGATCAAGCAAACCGGTTATCAAATCAACTACTGTCCCACGTGTGGGATTCCGTTCCGTCATACTATGCAGGCGGGATCGGTACAGACGATCTCGTAATCGCCAGCGTCACCTCTGCCGTGCCGCTCCCCCAGAACAAAAATACCGGGTGATCGTCGTTCGTCAAGTCAGTGATCGGCACAATTGCCCCTGCCGCCGCCGCGCTCAGGCAATACGCCGTCCCCGCTACCGTCGTCGCGCCAATGTTGACGCGGCTCCCGCTGATGGCGATCAGCAACTCAGAATTCGCGCCCACATCGCCCAGCGCGATCCCGTTCGCCTTGGCGCTCGCGGAATTATCCGCCAGCCCCAACATCATTGCGCCGTCATCCAGAAAAACAACCTGCGCGCGCGTCACTGCCTCGCCCGAACGTACAATGCGCGGCGCCGGTCCGCTGATATGGACGACATCCTCCGCCGTAATCGATAATGCTGTCATGACAATACTCCTTTTTCTTAGCGATACTTAGATTTCGTCATGTGAACTGTACGCAATTCTCCCCCGCCATAACGCGCTACCAGACGAATTGCAAGCGCCCATCGTCCCGCCGGAACGCCAGACAATTCCCCGTCAGCCGCGACTCGATCCAGCCATCATATCCGCCGACCTCATCCGGGTTCGAATAATTTTTCTCCGCCGTCAGCGGACGAAACACGCGGACGATAATCACCCGCGCCGCCACACGAACAATCAACCCTACCCGCCACACCATTCTACCCATCGTCTCCATGCTCAATTCTCCTTCTCTACAAATCCCTTAATCATCGTTATGGCGTCCCTACGCCGTCTCCGCAAAATTCTCAAACCCCGGCAAATTCCCGCCCAACTGCGCCAGCGCCAGCGCCGAATCCTTCGCCTTGTCCTGCATCATCTGATCGATCCGCTCCTCGCTGAAATCCAGCAGACTCAAATGATTCAACGCCCGCAGAGCCTCCCGCTCGTAGCCCATCTCACTCAGCAATTTCGCCAGCTCGCGGATATTTGCGTCGTCCCGAATCTCCGCCGTCTCCCATTTCGCCCGCCAGTCCAACACCGCAGGCGGCAACTTCGTCGCAAATATCGTCTGTTGCCGGTGCGCCAGCTTATACAAGTCCTCCCACGCATTCCCGATCTGGGCGTGCGCCCGCCGCGCCTTCCCCACCAACCGCACATCCAATTGTTTCAACGCCTCGCCGGATGCCGCCCCGCCCATTTTGCCCGGCGTCGGCGTCGAACTTACCGCACTGATCTGCTCAATCAGGAAATCCGCCTGATCATGCAGTTCCTTCAGATTGCCCCCCTCGATCCGCTTCAAATCGTACGCCTGGTTCAGCGTCGCATACGCCCGCGCCGCCTCCGGGTCATCCGTGACGATAGGCTTCCCGTCCTCCCCCTCCACCATCGCGTGAAGCAACATCCCCGGCGTGATTGTCGCGGGCGGCTTCCACCCCCGCGCAAACAGAATCGCAAACGCCGTCAGCAATGCGCTCATCACCATGCTCACCAGCGTCGAATTGAGCGAATCCTGTAGCGGGATCACGTTCACCAGTTCGCTCCGCCCGCCCCCTCGATTGCGGAACGCCACCAGCGGCAATCCCGGAATTTGCCCATCGCGCACCGTACTCTCGTTCCCCTCCATCACCGCCCCGTCATCCAACACCATCTCCGGGCGCGTGATCCGTTCCAGATCGCCGCTCTCTTTGGCGACATACTTCTCCACCCGACCCGCATAATACAAATTCACATGCCGCACATCCGCTTCCAGCCACACCTTCGCCGCCGCCGCGATCATCTCCCCGCGACGGTCATACACCGCGATCACCCCCGTGTCCCCGTCCCATGTTGGCTCGTGGGAAAACACGATCCGCATCGAGAGGTCGCTCCACTCGCTCATCACGAACGTTTCGCCGTCCCTCAGCGCCGCCTCATGCACCCGAATCTGCAACCCGTCCAATCGGTTATTCCGGCTTATCGCGTCCGCCCACGCTTGCGTCGTCTCCGCCGTTGACGGTCCCGCCCCGTTCTCCTGCGGATTTCGCACAGCCGGTGACTCCGCCTCAATCCCATCCAGCGTCAGCCGGTCGCTTAACGTATCGACCACCATCTCGCAATAATTGTCGTTGTAGCGATCGCTATGCTCCATGAACTTGCCGTCCTTAATCTGGAGCATCGCCTTCATTTCCTTCGACAAATTCAGCCGGTGATCGCCCTCGTAATACCGCCGGTACAACGCGACTAGCCGCCCCCGCAACCGTACCTTGTCCGCCCACGTATCGCCGACCAGCCCATCAGCCTTAAATTTTTTCGCAATTTCATCTACCACATCAAGCATATTTACTCGCTCCCGTTCCGTGCCGTGCCTTGCTCCGCCGCGTCCGTTTCAATCCATACCGCGCCGCATCATAGGCGTCATCGCCGCCCTCGCCCGTGTCGCCGTCGCAATCGACCTTCAACACGTCTTCCGGGTTGTGCGGATCAACCTCAAGATACCCCATCGTCTCTAGCAACATCGCGCAGTTCGACGTGATGAACCACGTCGGCGCAACATCCTGCTCAGGATTGCCTAATAATTTCGACAGATGATGCGCCCCCGCCACCCTGCTCCCCGGTCCG